GAGAGATGTTACTCTATCTTCAAAGCTTGTGTAAAGGATGAACCAACCAAGCTTACTAAAGACAAGGTTAGGGTTTTTCAGGCTGCTGATTGGGCTACACAAATGATAGTCCGCAAATACTTTTTGCCTCTTGCTCGTATTCTTTCGCTATTTCCACTCGATTCTGAGTGTGCAGTAGGTGTAAATGCTCAAGGTCCTGAATGGGATCAATTAGCTAATCACATGAAAAAACACGGTGTAGATCGTATTTTGGCAGGAGATTATAGTAAATATGATCTTCGTATGCCAGCACAACTTATTAATGCTGCCTTTGCTGCTCTGATTGAGATCGCAGAAAAGTGTGGCAGGTACACTGAAGATGACCTCACTGTTATGAGAGGTATTGCAACTGAGATTGCATATTCATGTGTGGCCTACAATGGAGATATTATTATTCATAAAGGATCCAATCCTTCTGGACAGAATCTTACAGTTTACATCAACTGTATTGTTAACTCCTTGCAATTAAGATGTGCATATTTCCACCTCTGGCCATCCCACTTGGGCAAACCCAAACCTTTCCGTGAGGTTTGTGCTATTATGACCTATGGTGACGATGTTAAAGGTTCCGTAAAGAAAGGCTATGATTGGTTTAATCACATTTCATATGCTGAATTCTTGAGGGAACGTGATATGGTTTTTACCATGCCAGACAAAGAATCTGAACCCACTCCTTACATGAATGATCTTGAGGCTGATTTTTTGAAGCGCGAGAACAAATTTAATGAGGATACTGGAATGATTCACGGGGCTTTAGCTGAAGAGTCTATCTTCAAAAGTCTCCATACCGTTCTTGAATCTAAGGTTGTATCTTTGGAAGATCAATCTGCTGGAAACATCGACGGTGCCTTGCGTGAATGGTGGCAACACGGCAAGGAAGTCTACGAATTGCGTAGAAAACAAATGAAAGAAGTAGCTTTCAAGTGTGGAATGACTGATTCTTGCAAAATGTTGACTGAATCTTACGAAGACAGGCTCAAATATTTCCAGATTAGATATCTTGGACGCGAACCTGACGAAATTGATGAAGTCGCAGATGAAGATGCATTTGTTTCTACCGTAGGCGATGAGTGGGATTTCTCAGAGTAAATCCATTTTGCCTTGGAGAGGCATTAAATCTAACCACTCCGGAACTATTCGTAGTATAAGTTTAAAATAGTTGTGTATACATGGATACTACATATTTTATAATTTACATGTTTGTATATTTTATGGAAGCTTTGTACATATAGACATCCTACCCTTAGGATACCGGTATTTACTGGAGGTTTCGTCAACCAGGGAAACATCGTCGCACACAGGAACAGTGGGTACTGTCCTGATGTGTTGTATATATTAAATATTACCTACTCCAATTAATTATAATACAGATAGTCTTGGAACTGACTCTAACAGTTCTCCTCCTGGTGCTTTTAGTGTCTCTAAAGCACCTGAACAGGTATCTACACAAAATGTACATTTTGTCGATGGAGACACACCATGGTCCTATGATATATCATCATCACCAGATGATACAACCAAACTCTCAGGATTCGCTGACGCAGAACTCGGTTCCTTCCTTGGTCGTCCTATCAAGATTAAGGAGTTTCAATGGGTTCCGGAAAGTACTAGATTGTTTGAAGTTTTTAATCCGTGGACTGAGTTTTTTACTAACGTCGACGTTTTAGAGAAAATTAATAGGTACCGTAATTTAAGGTGTAATCTTAGGATGAAAATCTTGATTAACGGTAATTCTTTCTACTACGGTAGAGCTTTGGTTTCTTACAACCCTTACTTAACTGACGATAATGTCACTGTTAATAGAGCCTTTTTTGAACAGGATCTTGTGGGTGCTTCTCAAAAGCCCCATTTTATGCTCGATCCCACCACATCACAGGGAGGTGAAATGCTTTTACCATTTTTGTGGCCAGAAAATTATTTAGACATTACTGCTAATGACTGGCATGCCAATATGGGTAGAGTGACTATTCACGATTTTGATATTCTACACCATGCAAATGGCGGTAGTGATCCAATTTCTGTGAATGTTTTCGTATGGGCTGAAGATGTCGTCCTTTCTGTTCCCACTACTGTTTTAGTAGATGGTTTACAACAGGGCGTCACACAAGCGGGAGAAGCTGATTATCCTTTGGATGCACATGGCTTTCCCACGTATGTGGAGCAAGCTGCCAGTCAAAACAAGAAGAAAGGACCATCGAAAAAGATGGACAATACTCGATCTAATGATGAGTTTGTCAAAGACGGGCTTATAAGCAAGCCTGCGTCTGCAATTGCTAATGCAGCTAATGCCTTATCCATGATTCCGATGATAGCGCCTTACGCCAAAGCTACTGCTATGGTGGCTACTAAAATTGGCCAGGTTGCGAAAGTATTTGGTTACTCTCGTCCTCAAGTTCTTGAAGACACTAAGCCATACGTTCCTCGTTATATGGGCAATTTGTCTAATACCGATACGTCCGAGCCTCTCGTTAAGTTATCTGCTGATTCGAAGAATGAGCTTACTATTGATACGAGAGTTATGGGACTTGGCGGTGAGGATGAATTGGCGATTGCGGCTATTGCTCAACGTCCCTCCTTTTGGCAACAATTTGATTGGGCTGAATCAGCAACAGCAGATACTTTATTGGCTTCAATGTTAGTTACTCCGCTTCTTGCTAGACTTCTTCCAGCTTCCCCAGCTGTAGAAATCCATCCTACGGCCTTGTCTTTTGCTGCACACCCTTTTGATGCTTGGCAAGGTTCAATTAAATTTCGATTCAATATTGTTTGCTCTGAGTATCATCGCGGACGTTTACGAATTGTTTATAATCCCCGATCTAATAATGCCGGTCCTGTAGCATATAATCAGGTTTATTCTACTACTATTGATATCTCTGAAGATAGAGATTTCGAATATGAAGTTAAATGGGCTGATATTCGCGCATGGAATGAGTTAGGCGGAGCGGAATTTCCAGCCGCTCTTAATACCTTTAGTACCTTTGCTAATGTTTCAGCAGGTACTCCTTACGACAATGGAACTCTCAGTGTTTATGTAGTGAACGAATTGGCCACTCCAAGTAATACTGCTGCTGCCGTTAAGGTACAGGTATGGGTAAGTGGTGGAGAAGATATTGCTTTTGCAGTACCTTCCGTAGAAGGACTTAAGAGAGTCTCGTATTTTCGAGAACAAAGTGATATAGCGCCTTATGTTGCGCAATCAGAGGAAGCACCCGATGCTTTAGCAACATCTGCTGATCAATCTAATGCCCCTCATTGTTCCAATGGAATAGAAACTTTTGGGACTAGTTCAGACATGATCAAAGAAGATAACCAATATTTGGTTTATCAAGGCGAACGTATAGTTAGTTTTAGGGAATTACTTAGGAGGTATCATTATCATTCGTCTTATTGGCCGGGTACCGTTGGTACTGGAACTAGAATGGTTTCTGTTGACTTGACTGACTTTCCTTACTATAGAGGATGGGACCCCAACGGTGGGGACAACGGGTCCACATTTAACGGATCTAGTCCGTATAATTTTTGTAATATGACTTTACTTAATTATCTCACACCCGCGTTCGCATTCAGGCGCGGAGGTCTTCGTCATAAGGCCATTCTTACTGGAAAACACCATGGTAGACAATCTAGTTCGCTTGGTGTTGGTAGACATGATCTATCAGGAACAGTGAATGACATGAGTGCACGTCAATTAGATAGTGACAAACCAGGTGATAGGAGGATTCAAATGTTAAATACATTACGCGGTTCTTTGGGAGGTACTGCACTGACACCAACTTTTAATAACCCGTGTTTGGAATATGAAACTCCGTTTTATACGGCGGGTCAACGTTTCATTCCGGCTAGAAATATAGATTATTATCAAGGTGATCCACAAATGGGTCATGAACTTACAACTGAGTTCCATTCTACTGATAATTCAATTAGTATGCGAATTGACAAATATATTTCCACAGCAGAAGATTTCCAATTGGGACTCTTCGTGGGGGCACCGGTTTATTATGTGTATGACAATCCAACAGCGGAATATGGTCCTCCGGTTTTTCCAGAACCGCCAATACCGCCACAACCACCAACTCAGATTTCTTAAGTTTGGTTATGATTGTTGCGTGTCACACATTTTTATATATTATATGTTTACATATAGGGAAGACGACGGTCTTTAAACGTCGTAAAAGATTTTCACATGGGGTGAAAATCAGAATACTGCTCGGCGGCTGAGCAGGGGTAATGAATTACTTAATTCATTTCCTGGATGAGATGTTTATACATCTTACGTTGTGCTATTTGTAGCTCAAAGGTTTTATATACAAAACCCTAGTAAGATGTTCGCATCTTGCCTGGGTCTTGGATTTTTACTTTGGGTCGCAAATTTCTATAGCGTATGTCCGAAATTGTATATTTTTGACATGTAGTGTTCTTTTGAGGTTGAAAATTCCTCGCGTGACTACATGATAAAATTTGGGCCGCTC